CTCTTAATATATTCTAAACGCAGTCTGCCCTAATGTCTCTGGTTTTGCCAAATTAAACTGCTGTAAACAAAGATAACCAAAAGCATCAAACGCATGATCCACACCTAAATTCTTATTAGGTAAACCAGTATTAGGTGCATAAGTTAAGGTTCTAAGTGCTTTTATCAATTCTTTACAACGAGGGTGTATAAGCGTCCTTCTATCGCCATTAGCGTCAAACAGGGCAGTATTGACAGCAGTAATCTTATCTCTGATCTTCCACGGGCTTCTGGGGCTCATAACAGTAAAACCACTGCGTCTTAGTATCGTATGATCCGTTACTCCAACTCCACTAGTCTTTCTTGCACTTCCCGTAGGGTCTGGACAAGCAATAATCCTACGATCAACTCCATATCTTCTCGTAACCTCCTCCGCAAAGTCCCATGTGGTAGCACCTCCTGTAAGCATAATCTCATCAAAAACATAAAGAGTATCATTATGCTTCACAGCACAGATTCCTGCCATAGGATCCACGTTAAAATCCAAGCCAATTAACAAAGGAAGCATGTGTAAATCCTGTACTTCCTTATCAATATTCTCATCAGCAAAGCTAACAGCAACTAATCCAGTTAAATTCTCAAAACTTGCTTCAAATTCCTGTCTAAATGTTCTTGCATCTAACTGACCTCTAGCAGCTTCAACCTCCTCTTTCGCTACATTACCCCCCTCCACTGTTGTAAAACTCCATCTTTGCCAATCATCCCATTCCTTCTCTCCGCAATAACACCACATATCATAAAACCAACTGGCAGTTCCATCTGGTGTAGATATGAAAAGTGCCCATCCTTGTTTATCAGCCAATGCAGGTCTTATTACTTCAGCCCAAACGTCACGATCCATAAATGCTGCTTCATCCAACACAACACCAGCTAAGCTTCTACCTCTCAATGCCATAGCATTTTCAGTTCCCTTCAACTCAATACTCGATCCATTAATCAAATCTAGTCTCAAATCTGTCTCATTCTTACTCTTTACCCATGTTCTAGGTGTTAATCTCTTCAGTTCCTTCCATGCAATATCTTTTGCCATCCTATATGTAGGAGCACAATAAAAATAAACCTCATTCGGCCTGTTAATAGCTCCTCTCAATAGTTCTATACAACTTAAATAACTCTTTCCAAACCTTCTACCCGCAACCAGCACCCTAAATCTTTTATCACTATTAAATACCTCTCCCTGTGCGTACCTCAAACTTATTTCATTCTTCTTTTCACCGCTAACAACCATAAAATTAACAAAAAATACAACTCATACCCCTCCTTTATAGCCTATTAACATACTTTTAAGTTATCATTCACTTAAATACACCTAAAAACATCGTGGTTTCATCTACATTTCCTGCCGATCAACCATTAGAAGAATCTAAACCTAAAAGAAATATCAACTTCCGTGCTCGTACTTCTTGCCAAAACGTTCAACTACGTTCCCAACGCCTATACTCTCGCCAATTAGAAGGTAAAACAACACGCGCCCTCGTCCTAGAACATTCAAAAATTGAAGGTATCTCAGAAGTAACCGCATGGCAAGATTGGAAAAAAGTTAAACAATGGAATAAAGAAGATTGGGAAAAAGATAGAGAAACTCTCTTACCTCGTCTCCAAGCAATGCGTATTCGCCTATTCAATAAAGCAGTTAAAAAAGGTCAACTCCAAACAGCAGCACAAATATTAGACAGCCTTGGCAAAGTAATCGGCGAATCAGTAGAAACTGTCAACATACAAGCTCCAGAATTATCAATTAAAGTTGAACCAAAAAATTAGCTGAAATATATTTAAGTTCCCCGTGTATGTATATCGTGCAAAAAATTTTGCAACTAGTCCCCTAGCTACAAAATTTGATTAGATTCTGACAGGCCTAGAATCAACTGTAGGCTATCTTAAGATATTGCCTTGTGTTTATATGTTTGAACTGTAGTTCCTTGTCTGTAGCTCCCATAAACATGTAATAACTAACATTATTTTTTAGTTCAGGTGATAATTTAAACCCTATCTCAAACGCTTTGTCTGGATTCTCCATAAGCTCTGTATTGTAGTTCATGATTATTTCTTAGTTAAGAATAGTTTTAATTGAGATTCTCCGTAATACTCGCCATGCTTGAAGCCTGTCAATTCATAACCACATTCGGGCATGGACTCAATCCACTTTTGAAGTTTTTCGTCAGTAGTAACTTTGATAGAAGTTTTCATTTGTAAGATTTGTTTTAACTATATTCAATATAGCATAATAATATCACTATTGTGTTATATTTACAATTCTTAATAATGATATAAAAATAAGTTTATATCTGATACAATAATAATTAAGTATAGCTATCTCTAATTTATTTACTACCTAATACTACTTTCAATCTTGAGCCTACTTTATTCTCAAATTATAGAAACAGTATTCAGTAATTTTTATTTCATGAGTATAGTTAAGCTTTAAAAAACAAAATCTTACAACTTTTTAACCATGAGACTGTATTTATTTATTATTATTTGTTTTCTTGCATCAAGTTTATTCAACGATAGACCATTACAGAATGTAAGGGAACAAATGCAGGATAAAAACCAGACTATTCAGAATGTAATTAATCAAATTTAAGACTATGGATTTTACACCAATAACAAGAAGAGAAGAAATTCTTTATAAGGAATTAATGGATGCACAATTAGAGATAACAAGAAAGAATATAGAAATAGCTAATTTAAAAAAAGGGTTACATCCTGAAGTTAGAAAAAGAAAAGCATTTCAAGAGAATAAGAAAGAAGATAATTTTTTAAAAGATGTACATGAAATGAATAAGAAATTAATATATGAGTCAATAAGCCATCCATTAACAGATTAATTCTTTAAGCCTAATATTTATTAGGTTTAAAAAATTAATTATTAACTTAATTAATTTATTAAAAATCTTACTTTAAACAATGTACGAATTAAAACAAGATGTAAAAAATTACATCATTGACCAACTTAATGATGATGTTGGATTAGACCAATACATAGGAGACTTGCACCATTATTTATTAAATGAAGATTATTTTATTATTGGATCATGGCGAGCAGAGCAATGGCTAAACAAAGATAGTATTTTTAATGCTATTGAGACAATTAAAAATTATGAGAATGATAATTTTGGCCAGGTATCAACCGATCTTTCAAGTTCTGAGAGTGTAGCCAATATGTTGGCTTATATTCTCGGTGAAGAAATTCTCTTTAATAATGATACTTATCAATTATTTACTAGATTTCATAATGAATATTTAGATGAAGATAAAAGGGATTTATTAGTTAGCAGTTTAAAAGGGTCTTAAAAAATAAGACTCTTTTTTTTATGTTTTATTAATGAATAACTTGCAATATAAACTAATATACTGATATAATTCTAATAGTTTATACTTCAAATCTTAACCATGAAAGAATTAAAGCCTATTAAAGTTCAAAATGAAAATTGTTTTGATGCTAACGATAAAGATTATATACAAGAGCATGTTGATGATTTTGAAAATTTAGAATCAACATTAAAAAAACCAATAAAAACTTATGAAAGTAATTTTATTTAAAGAGGTAATTTATTATGAAATATTTAGTAAAAACATTTTCAGTCTGGACTACTTTTGAAGATTTAATTTTAAATGAATCTGAATTAAAAGAGTATAAAAATTATGCTAAAGAACAACAACTACTAATAGAGGTTAGTGACTATGAAATATAAAGTAACCTACTCTATAGATTCATTAGATACCCAACCAGTAGTTAAGTTATTTGATGAAGAATATGAAGCATTAGAGTGGATGAATGATGAGATTCAAAGAAGAATTGAATATGTTGTAGAGCATAGTCAATTTTCTATTAGTGAAAAGGAATATAAAGAGATAGAAGAAAATGAACATACGCTAGTCAGGATAGAAAAAGTATGAAATTAAATTCAAAACAAAAATATATAGTTATTGGAAGTGATGGAATTAGTTTTTTAAAAACTTTTAAAAGTTTAAAAAATGCTAAAAAATTTTATAACTGTCTGATAAATAATCAAAAATATTATTCATGGAATTTAAAGCCGAATTTAAAGGAAATTTCAATATTTAAAAATGAAATAGGTTTTCATTCAACATTACAAAATGAGTACTTAATTACTAAATGGGAAAAAAATTTATGAAATTAAATCCAAAACAAAAATATAAATTCATTGATAAAGATTTAATTAATGGATTTGTTGTCTTAACTGGTAAAGAATTAAATGAAATTCTTGAAGAATCATACAAAAAACAAATGGAGTCTAAAAATGAATCTTAAATTAGAAGAAAAAGATGCAAGTGCATTATTTTTAGCACTTGATGAGATAGTAAATTTTGATTTATATAAAGATAATTTATTTAATCAGAATGAAAGAGAATCTATCTTAGATATATATAAACAAGTAAAAAAATATAATCCATACCATTTAAAGGATAATCCTAGA